TCTAAGGATCTAAAATGACTAAAATTGCTACTACTCAACCATTTTTGTCTGCTGTCTTAATGTCAGACGCGACTTCTCTGGTTCCAGACTTTAACTACGCTGAAGTTAGCTTGAAAGAAGCTGCTGACACTACTGTTAAGTTAGGTCAAGTTGTTTACTACAATGGTACTGATGCTTACCGTGTTCTGAAAAACACTGACTTCACTTCTGATACTGTGTTGACTGCTCCGTCAGGTACTCCAACTCTGCCAGATCGCGGTGCAATTGGTATCGTTGTTGGCTTCAACGGCTCTATCGGCGGTGAATACTCAGCTACTGTTGGTACTACTGCTTCTAAAGCTTATGTGCTGTTCCGTGGCCCAGTAGGTGTAAAAGATACACACGCTAACGGCGGTTTGATTTTCGACGCAGGTATTTCTGTACCAGCTCGTTTAGCTTTAATCAAAGCACAATTAGAAGGTAAAGGTATCGACGTTAAACCTGTTGCTGCTCTGAAAACTTCTAGCTTATACGGTTACTAATAGTAGCCGTTTAGCACATATACTGTCAAGAATAATTATAGGAATTAAATTACATGTCTGTAAAATTTAGCGTAGGTCGTGGTCAAACCTTGGAATTGACTAAAGCATTAGTACGTGATTTAGGCAACCTGAACGGTTTGCATGATGTTACCGCAGAGATTTCGGAACGCCCTAATGTACCGGATCTGATTACTGCAATCGTAAACCCATCTCAAGTGTTCTTACAAACTAACGTGTTCGAACATGACTTCACTCACTACGTAAATGCTATGCCTTCTGACAAAGGCTACGGTGATCGCGGTCAAGTGATTGATGCACGTCCAGTAACCGATACCCATTTACACAAGGTTCCATCTTTCGGTATGCAAATGCACGTTCGTCCAGAAGACGTACTGCGCCGCCGCAAAGCTGGTACTGTTGATATGTTAGCTGCCAAAGCTGACGTAGTTGCTCAAGATAAAGCCGCTCTGATGCGTGGCTGGGATATGATGCGCGAAGTTGCGTTAGCTCACACTATCGTAAACGGTACTTCATATGTTCCTAACGCTTCTATTCCAGCAGTAAACTTCTACCAAGAATATACTGGTGCAGCTCGTCCAACAGTTACGTACACTCTGTCTAACTCAACCACTCATCCAAAACTGGCTGGTGAAGAAGCTCGTCGTCGTATCTTAGACAACTTGTACGAAGGTCAACGTGTGTCTGGTTTCATCTGCTTGTGCGGTAAGAACTTCTGGAACGCTCTGACTACTCACCCATTGTGGACTCAAGCAATGGTTGAACGTTCAGGTTTAGATGGTCAAGATCCTCTGATCAAACGTTTTGATAACTTCCGTGAACAATATCAGATGATTCGTTTCGCTGATAACGTTGTTTACGTTGAATATGCTGGTCAAATCGGTGGTTCTGCTCTGATCCCAGACGACGAAGCGTACATGTTACCAGTTGGTGTTGATCTGTTTACTGAAGTATTCGCTCCAGCTCAAACAGAATCTTACTTGAACACTGTAGCTCAACCTGAATACATGTGGGAAGTAAGCGACGAGTTCTCAGGTACTAAACTGTTCACCGAGTCGAACCGTCTGTTAGTTCCATTCAACCCACTGTTGATTCAAAAGTGCGTTAAAGCCTAATTTGGCTATTTTATGGGGGAGCTTCGGCTCCTCCTTTTCGCTTAGGGGAATGTACATAAATGATTGACGTTGATTTTCAAAATCCCCAAGACCAAGTACGACTAAATATTGGTGATCCAAACCAAGAGTTCGTATCAGATAACACAGTGAATAGTGCTCTAGTTGCATTCAATAATAATGTATTCAATGCGTCTGTAGCAATCATGGAAGCTATGTTAACTCAGTTCTCTACATTAGCAGATAGAGAGCGGGAAGGTCAAGTAGAAGTATACTACACTAAATTGTATGAGCGTTATGCTCAACGATTAAAAGATTTCAAGGATGGCGGTAATAGTGCATCTCCATCTACTCGTGCATTCTTGCCGATCATTATCGGTGGGGTATCACGCTCACAGAAAGAAGCAATTCGTAATGATGTTGATGCTTTTAGTATGTATGATTTAGCTCACTGGCACAGTGAATCGTTAGGTTATAAATCAGTTTACGAAGTATACATGGAAGATATTGGTGGCTTACCGAATAACGGATAACATATGACGTTAAGTATATCATCTAAAGTTACCGAAGATACTCGTGAACTAGACAACATGCTTCGCAGGCTACAATCGCTCCAAACATATGAAGTGCAGTATGGTTACTTTGCTGGTGACACACATAATGAATCTGGTTTAGATATTGCCTACTTAGCTGAAATGTTAAACTACGGTACTGACCAGATCATTGCTCGTCCATTTATGGATTTAGCTGGTGATATGGTTGATAGACATTTTCAAGTGTCTAGTCGCTGGGGTAAAGATATTTGGCAATATCTTACAGGTGTAGGCAACATCAAACAAATATTGAAACAGTTCGGTCGTGTTGGTGAAGTTAGCGTACAAGCATCTATTGATACTGGCAATTGGGAAGATAACGTTGAATGGTGGAAACAAGCTAAGTTTGAAAAATATGACGAATCTGCACCATTGATTGCATCACAAGAACTATATCATAGCGTAACATCGAAGGTGGTTAAATCAGATGTCATCCTTATTTAATAGACGTGGTTTAATTCCACGTAAGACACTCCAAGCCAAACGTATCGTAGAAGTTCGCAATGAATTTAATGAAGTGGTCTCCATTACTCCAACAGTATTTCAAGCTCTCAACTGTACAGTACAACCGTATGAAGGTGACTTATTCAGTCCTGATACTAACGGTTATACTGATCGAGACATATTCACAGTATTTACTGCTACTGAATTAAAGGTAGGGCAGGAAGGTACTAACAGAAAACCAGATGAAATTCAGATTGAAGGTAAGTGGTTTAAAGTTGTTAAAGTAAAACGCTGGACTACATTAATAAATCATTATGAGTGTGTAGTGATTGAGAAGGATGTTGGATTACTATGACAGCCGTTACATACAATCACGAACAAATCTATGAGCAATTAAAGCTCAGAATAAAAACGCTATGTGATAAAGTATTTGAGCCTAATCTGCCATTTACTATTCGTGGTGCATCTAATCAAAAGTTAAATGAAACATATATCCAACTATGGTTGAAAGATTGGAATAAGATTGGTAAGTTCGATAAAGTAGATAATAACACATACGCAGTTCAGTATGAAGTTATTGTAGACATCTCTGTACATCGTCCACCGACCACCACATCTTTAGTAGGTACAACTACTATATCATTAAACAAAATTATTAATGCTTTTGAGGCTTGGAATGGAACATATTTCGATTCCTTTGCAGATCATAATATTGCATACCTCAGAAGTAGCAGTGTCACACAAAGACACTTCCCAATAGACAGAAATCAGCTCGAAGAACGCTCATCTGTGAGTTGTGTGTTCGGAGTTGTCGTTGTAGAAACAGATACAACAGATGTTGGTTATATTGAGACAGTCCAGTTGAACCTCAATGCCGCAAATATTGAATCCTCACAAGATATATCATACACAGAAACAGAAACAGGAGCTAGTTAATGGCTGACGTACCTATTGAAAACCGCGTTGATGTCGTCGTATCCCTCGGCACACAACCAATCTCTACAGCATCTTTCGACAGTGCAGTATTCGCTGCTGAGTTGACAGACGCTGCTTTTCCACAAGCATATAAAATCTATACATCTTTAACTGAATTAGTTAGCGATGGTTTTGCCACATCAAGTGCTGCATATAAATTCTGCGCATTAGCTTTTGGTGGTAAGTTCCGAGCTAAGAATGTTTATGTAGTTAAATTTGGTTCAACTGGTGTTGCCGTTACTAAAACTCCAGTACAAGCTTTAACCGATTTGTTCGCTGTTGATGATACAGCATACTATATCGGTTGTAGTTCTCACTCAGATGCTAACGTATCAGCTATCGCAGCCTACGCAGAATCACTGGACAAGATGTATGTTCATGCAACGCAAGTCGCTGGTGTTCTTGTTCCAGCTACAACTACAGATATTGCAAGCGTATTACAAGACGCTGCTTATGATCATGTCATCACATTGTATAACGCTTCAGCCGACTCAAGTTACGCAGAAGGCGGTATTGTAGGTGCTATGGCAGCTATCACTGCTGGTACATCTACATTAGAAGATAAGACAATGACTGGCGTTACAGTGGATAGCTTAAATGCTACACAACGTAGCTCATGCGAAGCTAAGAATGTAGCATATTACATGCCTATTGCTGGTGTGAACTCAGTGTTCAATTCTAAAGTAGCGTCTGGTCAGTTCTTCGATACTATCGTGTTTGCCGATTGGTTGAAAGCTCGTTTAGCTGAAGAAATTTACGGTTTATTGAAACGTGAGTCTGATTTAGGTCGTAAAGTATCTTACGATGAAGCTGGCTTCAGTAAAATCCGTCAAGCTTGCCGTCGAGTGATCGAGGTTGGTAAAGCATCAGGTAGCGTATCCTTAGATCAAGAAGCTGTTGTACGTACACCAGAACGTTCTGAGATTTTGGAAGCGGATCGTATGAATCGCGTATTACCAAATCTTGTTGTTGAAGTTCCATACAGTAATGCAGTACATAAAGTTATTGTACGTGCATATGTGACAGTTTAAGGAGATAATTAATGGCTTCAAATCACACTTGGGTTTATGATCCACGTAAAATCACTGTAACAATCGGTGGTGAGGAAGTGTACGGTTGGGCTGAAGGCTCGATGGTTTCTGTTGATAAAGCAGACCAAACCACTAGCACTACTCGCGGTATTGATGGTCGTGATATGACTGTTAATATCAATCCAATGCGCGATGGTACAGCAACTATTACATTACAACACACCAGTCCATTCAATAAAGTATTATACACTTGGGCTGAAGCTTATGCAAATGGTTTCAGTGCTACAATCCTTCCCATTGCTCCATTTAGTTTACGTGATCCTTCTGGTATCTCTGTAGAAACTACCTGCTGGTTGGAACAAGTACCTAGCTTCGCTATGGGTCAAGAAACTGGTGAATTGTCTTGGACATTGCACTTAGCTGACGCATTACCGAAGACTTCAGAGTCTTGGGCTTCTGCTACAAACCTTGGCAATATCCTTGGTATTCAATTACCTTCATTATAAGTTTGTCATGCGTGAGGCATATGGATGTGCCTCATGTTTTAGTTTAAACAACGCATAGACAATTACATAACATAAGAGCATGACAAATGAATTTAGAACGTAAAAAAGAAACATTCAATGTAGGCGGTAAAGCCTATATCTCTCTGAGTTGGTCGCCATTAAAAGCGGCTAAACACCTTCCTCGCATTGGTAAAGCATTTGCCGTACCAATTTCTTTCTTGATGTCTAATGGTGAGAATGTTAGCTCAGCTATTCCCCAAGCCATGTTTATGTTGTTCGAGCAATTAGAAGAACAAGACATTACAGAACTATTCAGTATTATTTTACAAGATGTTTGGTGTAAGACAACAGACAAAGCTCTTAACATTGAAACAGATTTAACAGACCTAGATGAACTGTTACAACTTGCGGCTCTGGTGCTTAAACAGCATTATGGGAGTCTGGTATCGGGGGAAGGTTTTGCGGCACTACTTCAGATGCTAGTGCCGCTAAATCAAGTAACGGCGTAACACCGTCGAAACAGGCACTACTTCAAGTTGAAAAGACATCTAGCTTAACACCGATTGAATTATTATTTATGAGAGCTGTAAAGGAAGGTGGCGAAACTGCTGCCTCCCTAGAGTCTCAAGATTTGGACTATCTGCTGAAGATAAATGAATACCTTGATGTGGTGAATTATCTGGAAGCTGATGTGCGTAAACAAATAGACAACAAGAAGTAGGAGTTATGGCAGATAACATTACTGGGTCGGTCGTAGGTAAGATCCGATTTAATATCGACAAACGTTCATGGGACAATCTAGCCTTATTTCAAAACAAATTAACTTCGGTTAAGAAACAACTTGGTGGTTTGGACAAAGCAATCAAAGTCCAAGCCACAATAAACAATATAAACAAAGTAGCTAATGCTACAGTTAATGCTGAAAAGAAAGTTGCGAGAGTACGAGCTGAAGTAGCTAAGAAACATAAGCTAATGACTTTCGGTAGTGTTGGCGGTGATCCTAAAGGATATGTTAAGTTCTGGCAAACGGAATTAAAAGCTCAAGAGAAGATTCAGAATGAGATGGCTAAACAATCTCAGAAAGCTATCAGAACGGCTAACGGTAAAGCCAACCTAACTGAACGCTTGTCTCATTTGTTTCCTACTCTAGCTATTACATCAGCAGCAAACAAAACATATTATGCTCAGTTAATGCGTGAAGAAGAAGCCGCAAGTGAGAAAGCTGCATCAGAATATGATAGACGTAGAGAGCGTTTATTAAATCAACGCGCTAAACAAAATGCTGCAAGAGCTAAACGTAAAGCAAAAGAGGCTGCTGCGATCAGTAGAGCATCTTCAGCACAAGAGGCTTTCGGTATTCGTGCAGACTTCCACGTACAACGCAAGGAAGGTCAATTCAGAAACTACGCAGAAAGGTTTGGTTTAAAATCTGAGCAAATCGAAGCTGGATTAACTAAGATACGTGAACAAGCTGCTCAATCTCGTAAGATGTATACTGGAGCTAACATCACGGACTTGGAAGGTTTCAAGAAAGACTTGAACATGGCTACCAATGCTCTGTTAACACAGCAACGTGCATTACGGGCTAATGCTATTACATTTGCTTCTTTACGTAGTGAACTAGTGCAATTAACTGCTGCATATACTGCATTTAGCGCCATCCAAAACATTGCTCAGACGGGGTTCGAAATGGAAGGGCTACGAGCTTCAGCTAAAGTATTTGCTAAAGATGAAGCAGGTGTTGCCGACCACATGAAGTTTATTCGTGATGAAGCAATGCGTTTAGGTGTAGATTTACAGTTAGCTACTAAAGAGTTCACTAAATTTAGTATTGCCACTAAAACTACAATGACCAAAGACCAACAACGTAGTTTGTTTACTGGTGTTTCTGAATATGCTCAGGTGCTGGGTACAAGTAAAGAAGATTACCAACGCGCATTACGTGCGCTACAGCAGATAGAATGTTGTCTGCCTACACAGTAATGTGTAGAAAACAATTCCATTAATTGCTGGAAACTCCTAAAGACCATACACTACAAAGTAGTCGGTAACGACAAGCTTGACAGTTTGAAAAGCTATGGTATGATCCTCCTTTTAATATAAAGGAGAGTGAAATGGACAATCAGCAGCAAAATATCGAAATACTACCTTACCCAGAATATCCAAAGATTCTGGTACATCGTGACGGTTACTTGATTAATAGTAGAACAGGTCAACGGTGGTACACTAGGTTAAATAAGTGCGGATATTATTATTTTCAGTATCAAAAGAATAACAAAAAGTTTTCTAGGAAAGTGCATAAGGTCGTGGCAGAGTTATTTGTTGAACGACCAGAACATCTGAAATATGAAACAGAAAGTTATAAATCTGATACTGTAGTAGTGATGCACATAGATAACAACAAGATTAATAACCACTATACCAACCTTAAATGGGGAACAAACTCCGAAAACATTAAAGCGGCGTTTGGTGATAAGTTAATCCCTACACTGAAAGGGACGAAACATGGTATGTGTAAAATGACGGAAGAACAAGTCCACGCAGTCTGTAAAATATACTTTGTAGACTATAAAGATTCTATTCCGCCGTCGTGTAGTGAGGTAGCTAAGCAATTAGGTTTGACATTGAAACAAGTATCTAAAATAAGATACCGTTGTACTTGGTCACACATAACTTGCTTATATTGATATTGTGTTCAACGACTAGCCGAAAGGCGTACACTCAAGCGAGTGGAAATGTGGAACCCCTAGTATTAGGGTGAAGATATAGTCTGATCTATATGGAAACATATAGCTGCATGTAATGATGCGGAACTAATATAGCGAATTAGTTTGAACATAAGTGGGCATCAAAAGGTCAGCTCTATAAGGAAGAACTTACTGGCCAGTTGGGTGAGGCCTTGGGCGGCAGTGTAGACGCTATGATGCGAGCTGCTGGTTATACAAACATGCAAGATTTCTTTAAAGCTGTAGAGGCTGGTAAATTAAAATCTAAAGATGTTTTGCCTAAGTTTGCTGAAGAAATGAAGAAGATGGCACGTGAGGGCGGTGCGTTAGATGCTGTAATGAATAAGACTCGTGCTCAGATGGGTCGATTCTTCAATACATTAACAGAAGCTAAAGATACAATCTTCCGAGGGGGTATGGACGAAGGTTTAGGATATATGTTCGGCTCTTTAGCTGACCTACTCCAAGAACTTGCCCCATTAGCCGAAGCATTCGGTGCGGCTTTCCGTGGCGCTGTTACAACAATTACAGCAGGGATAAAAGTGGCGTTAATACCTTTCCGTGGAATGGTGGCGTTATTTGACTCTTTAGGTGATAACTTAGAACGTTTAGGTATCTTAGATGGTAGTGGCGGTATTTGGTCTTTAGTTGGTGCTGGTGGTGTACTTGCACTGATGGCTACAAGATTCAGCTTTGTATCCAAAGCCGTTTGGGCTGTTAACTCAGCATTGTTAGCTATGGCTGCCCGATTTGCTCCGATCATTGCTGCGTATGCAGTCATTGAAGACTTGGCGTTATATGCTACATACGGAGATAAGGCTGACACGATGACAGGTAGAGCCATTAGTTTAACCAAAGGTAGCGGTGCACTGAGTAGTCCGTCAGCAGCATTCGAAAACCTATATAAAGGTTATTCTCAATACTCCCCTCTGGGATGGTTTATTGATATTAAAGTTGATGACAGTCAATTTGGTAAAGCAATCACTGCTACCGCGGCACCGAAAAATGCAGTTACTCAGATGGAGACAGCACAATAATGATTACATTCATCGTCGCTAATAAATTTAAAGCTGGCGTGAGTGAGATTGCGGGTGAGAAATATTTTGCGGATTGTACCGTGAGTATTTCTCACGACTTCTCCAACACAGTAACTGAGCATCCTGTAGAAACTGGCGTATCGTTTAGTGATCATATTCAACTGAAGAACAATCGCTTCACAGTGTCTGGTATCTTTGGCCAGTACGGATTGAATGATTATCAAGCTGACACACTGTCTCGTGGATTAGATCGTATTCAACAAGCATATAAGTTCTTACGTAGGTTACGTGATGAGCGTCTTACATTTACTCTGGTCAGTAAGTATGAGACGTACTATGATTGTGTAGTTGAGTCGTTGAATCTTCCAGTAAGTGCTGAATCTAGTAACAGCTTGTATTTTGATATGCAAGTTGTTCAAATTAGAACAGCATCCACTGAGAGTATTAATTTAGTAAAAACGAGCAATGTTGTAGCTAATAAAAAAGACGCAGCTTCTTCGACAACTAACGGCGGAAAGACAATTAAAGCGTTTTTGGTAAGAGCTGTTGATTCTGGTGCAAGCATACCTGAAGCTTTAAATAATTTTTATGATAGTTTTGCTGGAAAATCTCCAACAGATGCGGGAGGTAATCCATGAGTGTTGAAGTTATATCCATTCCTGATTCGCCGGATGTTCTATTCACAACTACTCTAGACTCTGTAGCCTACGATATGAAGCTACAATGGAATCCTCGTGATGAATCTTGGTATCTTTCGATAGGTAAACAAAACCAAGATTTCTTATTCAAAACTAAGGTAACTACAAATACCGATCTCTTACAAAATCATAGAGCATTCGAAGATTGTCCGAAAGGTGTTCTCGTAGCACTAGACAATATGAAGTTTTATGGTAGAATAACAAGAGATGGTTGGTCATCAAATAGATGGTCACTCTACTACATCACAGAAGATTCTTTTAATCTTATCCAAGATCTCCGTACATCCTCCGCAGATATGCAAATTAGTATTGATGCTGAAGAAGATACGCGATTCACTAAATCCGCAACAAGGCTATAGAATACATGGCTGAACAATTCCTTCATAAATATGTTTTAGAATTTGGTCAGCCTGTTTCTTTTTACAGCGCTGAATCACCTACTGGTGTTGGTTTGTTAAGTGCAACAACATCTCAATCAAATGCAATTCAATATGCAAACGTTAAAGCCGATGGTGCTATACGTTTAACACAGCACAACTTAACCTTCACGATTGTAAAAGGTAAAGATTCAACTAAAGAGACTACATTCAGTATTTATAACATATCTGATAGCGTCCGTAAGTTCTTGGAACAAAACAACGGTAAGAAACCAATGTTAGTGTTTAGAGCTGGATATGAAACCGAATTAGATTCTATTGCTAATCCAGAACTACCTATCTTGTTTGCTGGTGAAGTGATACATGTTGTTGATACATTCAATGGTACAACACGTAAGACAGATATTACTTGTGCGTCTGGTACAACAGCTATTCAAGAAGCTTACAGTATTAAATCCTATCGTGCTGGGACTAAACCTTCAGATATTGTTCGTCAAGTAATGAAGGATTTAAAACTTCCAGAAGGTACTGTATATTTTCCCGCTAATATGGAAGTTGCTATTCAAAAACCTGTTGTATACACAGGGCCAAGTATAGAGTTCTTACGTAAGTTTGGTAAAGAACAAGGCATTAAGGTTTGGATTGAAGATGGTGCTGTGAATGCTGTTCCAACTGATATTATCGCTGGATCGTATACTAAAGCATTTAAGATTAACAGCGTATTGAATATGATTGGCAGTCCGTCTGTTAAAACAGCAGATGTGTCTCAGACAGAGAATTCATCTGGCAATAGACAGAACATCACGGTTAAAACTACACTGAATGGTGCGTATAGTATCGGTGCTAAAGTGGTGCTAGAGTCTAAATATCACAATGGAACATATGAGATCGAATCTGTGCAGCATGATGGTACATACGAAGGTGATGAGTGGAGTTCTACATTAGAACTTAAACCTATTGATGGGTGGGAAAAGGAGAAATAATGTCAACGTCTACAATTACAGATAAAGATTTGATGGACGCTCATTTTGACAAACGTGTTCGAGATTTTGTTCATACATCTTTTCCTGCTAAGATCACACGTATTGTCCGTTCTGGCGTTGTAGATATTCAACCGCTTGTTGCCACACGTAGACCAGATGGACAATTAATTCCTTATCCTGAAATACCAGATGTACGTATTCAACACATCTCAGTAAACGCTGGTGGAGTGTTTATAAGCCTTCCGTATAAAGTTGGTGACAAAGTATGGGCTATCGTGTCAGAACGCGATACAGCTAATCTGATGCAGTCTGGTAACGTGAATATTACAACAACGCAGACACATGATTTATCTGATTGTTTCTGTATTCCTTCTTTCGCTACAGACGTGGATGGGTTAGAAACAGATCCTAATAACATCGTCATAGCTAATCAAAGCACAAAGATTACAGTGAAGGAAGATGGTGTCTACATTGACACTCAGGAATATCAATTAAACGCATCCAGTGCAACGATAGACGCTTCAAATACAAAAGTAATGGGTAAGGTAGGGTTTAACGGTAAGGACGCTGTAGAGCTTCCTATAATCACTGGAAGCAGGGCTGGAAATGCAGCGCTTGCAATGCTGTTAACACAGCTACAAAATTATGGTCTAATCGTTGATGCTACAACAGCGTAGAGGAAAGTATGGCAGGATTTAAACTCTCCTCTGATGGAGATATTGAAGTAGATAGCAATGGTAAGATGCTGTTATTATCTACTTATCAAGAATTAGTTCAACAGAGATTGAATATCAAACTACGTACTTACAAAGGTGAGTGGTGGCTTGATACAACATTTGGTATTCCATACCGTGATACTGGCGATGGTAAAGCTATCATAGGTAAAGGATTTACAAAAGCTGATATTGACGCTTTATACATTGCTGCGATCAGAGAAGATTCAGATGTTCAATCTATTGAATATTTCAACAGTGAATACAATAGCACATTCCGTAATTACAACGTAGTTTTTGAAGTGAAAGTGCTAGACAAATTATTGAATTCAAATTCAGTTGGCTTACAAGCTTGGGAAGAAGTGACATATAATTATAATCCAGCACTTCTAACGTCAAGTTGTAATATTGATTTCAGCGATTGGGTGACAGAGTTACATCCAGTAGTACACGAAGATTTACCAGACGCATTACAACCGCCTTATGAATGGAGTGAAGGGAGTTACTTCTACGTTTATAACGGTTATGTTGATTCAGGATATGTAGAGGCATAAGAATGGCTATTGATTTAACATTAAGAAATACAAAAGGATCTCCGTTAACGTTTACGGAATTAGATAACAACTTCTCAGAACTGAAGCAAGAATTTACAGACCTCGCCGCCGCTAACTCGACGGTGCCTGTTGGTGGGGTTGAGGCTCAAGAAATCGGTCGTATTGTCAACCTAGTGGTTGACGTTAAAAGTTTTGGCGCTGTTGGTGACGGCGTTGCTGATGACTCCGCTGCGATACAGGCTGCAATTAACTTTATACAAGACAACCCTGCTTATACATTGGATTCAGCACGCGAAGGGTACGGCGGCACTGTCTTTTTCCCACAGGGGCGATATAAAGCGACTGGGCTTACAGTGTCAAAATTCAATATAGAGTTTGCAGGCGTGTACGGTGCATCGTTTTTGGTGAACGCATCGACAACAGGACAGTTGTTAACCGCAGCTTGGGCTGGGGGCACTAACACCATCGGCGGTATTTACTTTACAGACTTGGAAGTCAGAAACACGGTAGACAGGGCAGATAATGCTGGGCCTGTGATCCTCTTAGATAAGCTGGTGCGAGGCGGGTTTAATCGATTTAAGTTTTTCAGCTCATCGTTTGAGACTGGCGGTTACTCATACAAGAAGTGTGATGCCATCAAAATGATTGCGCCTTTCGAGGTGCGCGGAGACTTGATTATTCAAGGCTGCAAAGGTATTGCACTTGATATTATTTCTGGGCCACAGTCTGACTCGATCGAGCTTGAGGTGTTGCTGAAATACAATACCGTCGGCATCGTCGGCTTCCGTGGTTCTGGCGGTTCTGGGAACAACAACTTTAGTGTTTCAGGGAAAATCCTAGGCTGGCAAGGCGGAGCTTATGTTAGCGACGGAAACGACGCTTACGCAAAAACAACATTGTCTGCAACCGTATCTGCATCAAACACAATAACTGTAGCAGATGCTACAAACATGCTTGTTGGCAAGTCGGTAGTTATTGGCAATACAAACACCATGCAAATAGCAATGATTAAAACCATTGTCGGTACAACATTGACGCTTGACCGACCTGTAACAGCAACATCAGGCGATGATGTAGTTAGCGGTTCTTTCGGTGTTGTATCGTCCGAAATGCGCAACATTGATTTTGAAAACATGCAGCTTGAGGGTCTAGATGTTGGATTTTACGGCACAAACGGAACTCGAAACGTAACCTTTAAAACTTACGCAATCGGCTCTGTCGCAAAGCCTGTCTTGATGAATACGCAATTCAGAAAGTGTGTTTTATCTGATGGTGTCTGCTCGACGGCTGGTACCATGCGAAACGGCGTCGCGTGGAAACTGTTTACAATACTGTCGATGTCTGACCGATTCGGCATTGTAGACATTCAAGACAATCCAGCCGATGGTTCAGGATATTTTGTTTCCGATATTTACAGCCTTGTTGAGAACCTGAGCGCCAATAAACCGTACATCCGATACAACACAAGAACCACCGGAGTTGTCTACGCAGCAAAGAATAGTCAGATGAACATGCGATTTGTTGACAACACGTTTATGGGATTTGAGCGCAGCGCGACAAGCCAATTCTGCCGTATGCGATGGGATGAGAATGGTGTTGCTAAATGGGTTTTGGATTTCACAAACTCTGTCGGAGATATTATCTGGAAGCGTGACACTTTTGGAAACTCAATAAAACTTGGAGGAACCACTGGAATTCCTGAGCTTGGCGATGGAGCTTGGAATGGTATACCTACAAAAATTGGCGCTGGTTACTTATGGATTGATGCTGATGGCGCTCTGAGATACAAAAACGGATCACCATCATCGGATACAGATGGATATATGGCATCGAAATACTCTGATGTCTGGAGTTCAACATCTAAGTTTAGGCTTGGCAACTGGCGCTTCTGGGTGGATGCAACAGGCGATTTACGCATAAAAGGCAGTGAGCCAACATCAGATACAGATGGTGTTGTTGTCGGAACTCAAACATAACTGAGGGTTACAGAATGGCTATCTACTACGGTATGATAGCCACAATCTGGATTTTATTAGCTGTGCCAGTGTGGCTATTTATTCGAGGCGCATCGCGCCAAGAAGAAATTAAAGACTTCTCTGAGTGGGAGAAATAAAGGTTGACACATTACTACGCTGTTCATACTAATTGAAAGGTAAACAAATGGCAGGAATTACATCAGAAGGTTTTGTAAGAAAGACCTTACAAGAAATATTATCCTCAATGAAGGCTAATATCAAAACAAAATTAGGTGCTGACTGGAATACAGAAACTGGTACTATTGAAGATCAATTTATTTCTGTCTTTGCTGAAGAAGCTGATGAAGTATGGCAAGGGGTTGAAGGAGTTGTTTCTTCACAAACAGTACAAGGTGCTGAAGGTGTTTATTTAGATGATGTGTATGCTCGTCAGGGTGTATATCGTCAAGGTAAAACGGCTGGTGGCGGTCAAGCTATTATCCAATCCAACTTAAATACATTATCTCTTGGCACTACCGTTGCCGCAGATACTATCGTCAACGCAACTAATTCTATTCAATACAAGACTACCGAGAGTGTAACGCTTGACAACTATACAAGTTGTTATAAAATAACAGCAAGTCAAATTGTGATCGGTACAACATATGTGTTCACAATTTACAATAGTAATGCACCAACAACTAAAACATTCACACGCTCTGCGAACACAGATACAGATAAAACTGCATTCTTGCAAGAGTTGACAGTGTTTGTTAATGAAGTGATTTTAGACACCCCATCTAAAGCTTACTATGAACCAGTCAGCCGTACAATGTTTGTCGGATACAATCCATCAAACAACCTACCAAATCCATTCCCAAGTAAACGCTTGTATGTTTCTGTAACTCCTAAAGTTGGTACAGTAGGGCATAGTGTTGGAATTAAAGCACAAACAGAAGGTTATTATCCTTTAAGTGCTAATGGATTAACTGGTCTTACACCAACATACACTGGTTATGATTCTATTGTAAACTATGTAGCATTATCTAGTGGTACTGATGTTCAAACAGATGCTGAATTACGTTTAGCTGCACAGAATATTAAAGATAACTCTATTGCTGGTACTCCAGATTCATTAAAATCTGCATTACTTAAAATTGAAGGTGTCAGTGCTGTAGAAGTGTTTGAGAATCCCACTAAGACTTACATCTACGATACTAGCAGCTTGTTAGTGTGTGAACCGTATACATACAATGTTGTAGTGCTAGGTGGTGATGATATTGAAGTTGCTACTGCGATCTACAAGAAAGGTTATGGTAATACAAAACGATATGGTACTTACACAACTACGATAGCTAATAGTAATGGGGCGAGTGTAGATGTTAAATACACTCGCGCTGGATATTTTGATGTTGGTGTAGAAGTTGGTTATACAACAAAAGACAACACTCCATTGACAGAGAAAGAACGAAACAATATCAATACATCTCTTGTAGAGTTGTTCAATGGTTTATCTATTGGTGATTATGTTACACCAAAACAAATTGAAGCTGTTGTGTATCAATCTACAGCATTTAGTCGGTTGAAGAATCTTATTGTTCAGATTAAAGATTTGACACTTCCTTCACCTACATTTACTACAAATACTTTATTGGCTAATCATAACGAGAAGCCTCGTGTCTTAGTAGACAACATCACATTTCGGAGACTTTAATGTCAACAGCTAACAAGATATTGTTGGTGAGTGATCGAGTGGAGAGAGCGAAGTCATATTTGCTCTCTCAATTCAAAGACAAACCAAACATCAATGCTCTTGTTGATGCGCTTGTTAGCGAGTTACAAGAGTTAGAAAACGTATTAAATGAATTACAAACTGTACGCACTTTAGATGGCGCGTATGGTTGGTGGTTAGACCAAATTGGTGCTGAGCTGGATGTAGCTCGTGGTAGCTATTCTGATAACGATTATAAGACAGCTATCAAGATTGCTATGGCTCGTCAAACAGCATCAGCTTCTGTGGATGACATTCTACGTATTGTTTCACTGATCACAGGAGATGTTGAAGCTACGTTGGATAATCCATATCCGTATGTAATGGAATTATACTCTTATTTCTTCTGTGTCGGCGATAGTTACGATGGTTTAAATAGTTTAGCTGCATTGTTCCCGCTGAACTCTCGTATTCGTTTCATTAAGCACGACACATCTCCTTGGATGTTAAACTCTACACCTCTTGGAACTGCTCAGATTTGTGATTTAGCATTTAATAAGATTGGTGTAGTGAACGACTCTCGTTTTGTTTCTGTGCCTACACAAGACCTGCCACCTCCAGTATTATCGTCTCCAAGTGTTGTATCTGCTCCTTATATTTTTGGTGCTACACAAGTGGGTGAAACTATGAGTCTAGTTGTAGGGACATATGATGGTGACGAACCACTAACTATCACTAAGCAATGGTTGTTGGATGGAGCAGATATTAGCGGAGCTACAGACAGTAGTTACGTAGTTGTAGGCGGGGATGAGGGTAAAGTTATTAGTGTTCGTGTTACAGTAAGTAATGTTTTTGGTACTATTGATGCTTACAGTAATAGTGTACCAATTAGCGCATCAATACCAGCAACAAATCCAATTGCCGAAGATATGGGATTATTTGATCACTATACATACCTACCTGTAGTGGTCGCTGAAGAAGTTGTAACAAACGCATCAAGAATTAAATTTAAGTCTGATGGTTCACTAGAATATATCCAAAATACCGATGTATTATCTACAGACAACTATTTAACCGCTGTAGCTAGTGGAGCTGGAGCAGATTATAAACTCTATTATACTGTTGTCTCTGGGTCTCAATTATCAGGTCTGAACCAAAATGCTCAGTTTACATTGTCAACTGACTTGACTCTTAGCTTGACTGTTGCTGGTTCTAATAATACGTTGAAGACAGGTACATATCAGTTCTACATCTTCAAGACTTCAGATCCATCTATCTTCAGAACAAAAACAATTACGATTACAACTGAAATTATAGCATAGCTGAGTGAGACATAATGGCTTATCCAACATACAATCCAGATTGGGCGATTGAAGATACCTACGTCGATGGTACAACGCCTAATAAAATTCGTCCAGATGAGGGTATCCGTGATTACGGATATTCTCCAAATGATACGCCAACAGCTCAAGAACTGAATTGGCAATTTAACAATTTATATCAACAAATCGTAGAGCTTAAATCTCAACTAGCTACACCATCTCAAACTCCAGTAAATGAGTTGAAGATGATTGTCGGTGATAACCGAAATCCTGCTATTATTTATGGCTACGGAACATGGGTAGCCTACGCGCAAGGTAGAACACTGATCGGCGCTGGTACAGGCACAGATGTAAATGGCGTACAAAAGTCTTTCTCTGGCGGTTCTACTGGCGGTGAATACCAACATACACAAACTGTTTCAGAAATGCCGAATCATGCCCATAGCGGTACTATTCCTATTTACACTGGTGGTGCTGGTGGTTTAGCTGGTATTGATAAGAACAACAATAGCGCTGGTTCATTTAATTATGCAACAGAAGGTACTGGTGGTGGTCAGGCATTTAATATCCTAAATCCCTATCAGGTAATTTACATTTGGTTGCGCGTCAGCTAGTTAAGGAGAGATTATGTCATTTTTACCATATCCACCAACGACTACAACAGAAGCCATTCAAGTGTTCAAACAAGATGTGCAGATCGCACATGATGTTGTTCATGGTGGAGATACTACAGATGTTGCTACAGAAAACGGTAACGTCCCCTCATTCAGTAAGTTAGTAAAAACATTAACGGATGAAGTGGAAGCTGCTACAGGCGTAGATGTTAGTTTACGTTCGGAGCTTGCTGCTGCTAACTCGACGGTTCCTATTGGTGGGGTTGAGGCTGGTAAGATTGCTACTAGCGTTCAATATTTAACTCCTGAACAATTCTACCAAGCTGGTGACATTGACGATACGGCATCCATCATGCGTATGGGTGCGGCTATAACGAACGGCTCACGGTGTGAGTTTCAAAAAAGAGAGTATGTTATTTCTCTTGCTGGAACTGGTTTGTCCGCTTACGCAACAAGCCCAAACGGTGTCGCGATTATCGATCTGTATGACAAAAAGAACGTCACAATTAAAGGAAACGGCGCAACAATCAAGTTAGTGAATCACAATATTACAACTGGCGGCGGCTTAATGTTTTTCCGTGGTGTGTTCGTGCCAAGATTGCACGCATCAGGATTTAACTTCGATTACACATGTACAGGCGTTAACACATCAGGGAGTTTCTATCCTTGGGTTGGCGGTTTCGTAGTGTTCGACCCAGATACCAACGCCAACGATGTCACGAAAATATCGAACGACCTGCTGTTCGAGAACATGACGTTCAAGATGTTCCACCCCTACGGCCAGTGGGCAACGTCGCCCAATGCGTACCTTGGCGACCCTAATAACGGCTACAAGCTATTTACCGTTTTCGTATCTGGTGATTACTTGGCAAACACTTGGGCAAGACAGAACCGCAATGTAACGCTGCGCGACATGACACTAAAAGATGGGCACAACGGGTATGGCTTGTGGGTTTGGGCTTGCAATAACGTTAAGTTCATCAATCCAACAGCGGAAAACTTCACATCTAAATACAGCAATCACTTAGGTGCTTATGTTGGAACTGGTGTCCCTTTAGTTCGTTACCATCAATTTTTATGCACTGACGTATTAGTTGAAAACATCAACTTTAATGGTATGAAGTCGGGGGACAAAACCGCTGGATTTGAAGGCGCATCCTTAGCGGTACGGTTCTCTACAAACAACACTGCTGCAAACCTGACGAACGGCACAATGGAGGTTCGGGGAGGGGTGATTCGTGGTGGTAATGGAGACTTATCAAAGGCGTCTCAAGACATTCTTATCTTCTGCTCCGCTTATGGCATCCTGAAGATAAGTGATATTCATTTTGACGCGCACCCTATCGATGCAAATTCAAAAGAGGGGGGCGCGATTGTGTATAGCTCAGAATCAACTGGCGGAACAGGCTACGGCGAAATACATTTAAGCGGCATTACATTTAGCAAAAACTGCGACAAGTATAATTCAATTCAGATTGCTAACGGCGTTAGCAGTGCGGCAACAGATAGGCGCTGCAAGCTACTTAAAATTGATAACGTACACTCCATGTGTCAATTCCAATTTGGCTTGGATTTATCAGGCGGTTCGTCAGCCACGTTTCAAGGCGTTGAGCGTGTAGAAGTTGATGGTTTAACGATTGACGGTAGAGCCTGCCAGACGTTCACATCAGCATCAACAAATAGCAGAGCAATGTTTTTAGCTGCCGCATCAGGTGATATTGTAAGATTTAATCGACTGACAATAGAAAGCAAATACTATGCAATGAACGTCGCAAATATGAATGCAGGTTCATCGCTAATTATTGACGACTACGAAGAAAGGACTGTAACAACTCGATACCTAGGTGCTGGTAAAATAGCAGTCATAACAACTCGTGGTAACGGCTCGCCAGAAAGCGTACAAGTTGCTGCTGTTGGTAGTGAATACAAGAGACTCGATGGTGGAGCGTTAACAACTCTTTATGTTAAAGAATCTGGAACTGGAAATACCGGATGGGTGGCGAAATGATAAACATCAAGCGCTGGTATCACGAAACATAACGGAGCTGACATGCCAAAATTCATCCTAGGAAAGCGAAGCACAGACAACCTTCAAGGAGTCCATCCAGACCTAGTGCGCGTAGTTAAACGCGCCTTGGAGCTTTCCGAGGTGGATTTTACTGCGATTGATGGTTTACGCACGAAAGAACGGCAGGCAGAGTTGCTCAAACATAAGGAATTAATCTTGTGAATATAGAATTATTCGCCTTACTGAAGTGGGGCTGGACTGGATTAATAGCTTGGTACTGGTACGATAAACAACGGAATGATAAAGTTCTTGAAGCTATCGTGTCTAAACAAGCTAGGACACCAACCTTTGAAGATATGGAAAAGGCTATTACTAAAGCTGTAGATCCAGTACGTGAAGATCAAAAAGAAGTGTTAGTGATGACACGAGAAATGAATGCAACATTAAACCAGCTCACTAGGGATTTAGCGGTACTTAATGCAAAGTGGAGTATGTCAAATGACAAATCCTCGCATAATGATCGTTGAAGATGATGCTTTCATGTTGTCGTATTTGACAGATGTGTTCGATAAAGGCGGGTATGAAACACTACCCGTCTATGGGCACCATGAAGCTATATCTAAAGCTAAAGAGTTTAATCCTGATGTAATTGTCCTTGACATCCATCTCGATAATGGTTACACTGGGTATGAATTGTCAGAAGAACTACGTGAAGAAGAAATCACTCGACACACACCTACTGTATTTATTACAGCAGAAGGTACTGACGATAATCGTTGTAAGGCGTTTATGTGCGGAGCATTAGACTTCGTACTAAAACCGTTTGATACGCAAGAACTACTCAATCGTGTAGCGCCTCTTGCTTCTATCGGACGACTAACAAAACTATTAACAAACATAGGAAGTAAATAATATGCCATCTGAATTACCGCAACCAGAAAAGCCAATCAAGCCTCCAGCAAGCGCTCCAGTACCTCCTGTAGAGGAAACTAAGTAATGATTAGCCTACTGATCACACCGTGTAGTTTATTGATCTTGTCTTTCTTGATCAAGGATAAAGACATTGTACTGGTCAGTAGGCTATTGTTTTTAGCGTTAGTAGCTAACGTACTAATTAACCCTTACGTACCCCAAGAATATTTCTACATAAAAGAAGCCCTGTTTGATACCATCCAATATTCTTTTGTGTTTTTACTTAAAGATAGGCTCCGTTATTTCTTGCTCGGCATACCTTGTGTAGTGAGTTTTCTATTAAATATATATGAAGCCTTTAGTTACTACCAAACAGTTTTTTATCCGTTCAGGGAAGGTATCCAGTTCTTACTCTTACAGTTGATTGTTGTAGGTTTGTGTTTAGATGCTGAATGGAAAATTAGGAGAGATATATGCAAGAAAACAAATACGCAGAGATGATTTTAAAACTAGAAGAAGGTTTTCGTCAGCATGAATATTACTGTACCGAACAGTATAGAACTATTGGCTACGGACAGAAGCTATCTAATATTAAGAACGACCCTCTAACTAATCAAACAGTAACAGAAAAAGACGCATTACAGTTTCTACGTAAACGTATCGATCAACACATTCGAGAGCTTAGCGTAAAATACAATAAAGCTTGGAACAATTGCAACATGGCGCAGCAAGCCGTATTGATTTCTATGTCCTATCAGCTAGGCTTAGCTGGAGTATCCAACTTCAAAAAGATGTGGCTTGCTTTAGAACGTAAAGATTTTGATTTAGCTTCTACAGAGATGCTTGATAGCTTGTGGGCTAAACAGACACCTAAACGTGCTAAACGTCATTCTAAGACAATGAAGAATGGTGGCTTGGATATGTATTATATTTCTGCCGGAGTATTCCAATGAATATGTTGTTTAGCCCTATCGTAAAGCTCGTAGGAGCAGCTACAATCGTCTTATTTGTCTTTGGGTATATGAAGGTACTGCTATCACAGAAAGAAGCTCTAGAGGCTTCTGTAGAGCTTTATAAACGGCAAGCAGAAGCTGCTGTTGTGATTTCCAATGAGAATGCAAAGAAGTATACCGATCTTCAATACAGAAATGAAGAACAGAATAAAAAACTTCTTGCATTACAGAATTCTATTGATAAAATAAAAGAAGAACAACATTCTTCTGAAAAAGAGATTGTTAAATATGTTCATTCGCTTCCAGAAGGTTTTGAGAAATCTTGTCTTGCTATGCCTGTCCCTGCCGCTATTAGTGGCATGTCAAACAACTAAAACAGTTTACGTAGATCGTATCGTAGAAGTTCCTGTCAACACTCCTCCACAACTAATGCAAGAATGTCCAGTGAGTAAACGAGATGGCAACACTGTATTAGATTACATTGTGTCAGAGAAACGTCTACGTAATGATTTAGCTATTTGCAATCTCACAATAAAACAGAGAAACGAAAATGAAATGGCTAACAAAGCTACACAAAAGTAAAACAATGTTGTTCAACATCCTTGTAGCTGTCCTTGGTATTATCGAGATGAATATGCAAGTGTTGCAAGAGTATTTAGGAACACATTACGGAATTATATTCATGTTAGTTGCTGTTGTCAACGTAATTTTACGTACAGTAACCACTAAATCATTGGATGAGAAATAAAGATGTGTCCAACAATTACAATAATTTTTGGTAAGAATCACCTCCCTTTCAGTTGGTTGATCCGCGTATTTACTTGGTCTAGGTGGTCACATTGTGGTGTAGTTGTTGGAGATAATGTTATTGAGTCTACAGCCACAAAAGGTGTTGTTATAACACCACTGAATGAATTTATTGAGCGTTACAATGATCACGCTTTTGCTACCATTCCTGTCAAGGATAGTGTTGCTGAAGCTTTAGATAGGGCTTCTAACATTATTGGTGATAAATACGATTTTGCTGCTATCTTTGGTATTTTCCTCCGCACAGGTTGGAATCAAAAAGGTAAATGGTTGTGTAGTGAAGCTGTTGCTCATATCGCTGGAACGTTTAGAAAAGATTATGTTGGCAGAATAACGCCAGAAGATATTTGGAGAAATAGTAATGACACAATACATCACGGAATTAAATAAACCAGAATACCAAGATTTATCTAACAAAGAACGGTTAGATCTTATCAAGTCTAAAACAGAAGAAGCTGTTGGGCGTATTGAAGAAGGTAAGCTGAAGCTTTTAGAGTCTTATATTGCTGATGGGTTGTGGCGCGATAAGATGGAAGATATGAAGGCTGCTGCTAAAGCGGTATTAGCTGAGGAGAACAGTACAGCAGAACAGAAAGCCTTAGCTCAGACAAAGATGAAGATTGTGGCTGGTTTCCATGAAGCTATCAGTGAATCTAAGCTTGCTAATAAAGCCCCATTTAGCGCTGGTGGTCATACAATCAACATGAATGACCCTACAGTGCAATTGACGTTCAATGCTGCTGTGTCTGTCGGATTAATCAGTGCTGCTGAAGCCACTAAAGTAATTAATTTAGCTAAATACAATAAAGTGATGTTTCCTGATGTAACAATGAAAGATATTGTTGACCACTTTAACCCTGAGCTGATTGCATCAATCGACACATGGCAACCACTTGCAACATCAAACAGCGTTGTGAATATCTGGCTAAAAACAAAAGCGCCTGAGCCAACTTACATTGTCATCCAGCATCAAGACGTTTTACCTGATGGCAGCCTGTCCGATTGGCGGCACAGTACAGCAGTTCACGGCATTGAGCTAGTCGGCGAGTATCAAGCGGCGATACCCGCTAAAGCTGGGCGCTCGTATCGGTGGCGGTGTGAGTATGTGCTAGATTGTGTGGTTAGCTAGTTATGGCTTATTACTTAAAATGGCCATCTGATACCGGAACAGCAGCAGGTAACGACAAGCTCTGTCAGTTATCCGGCATAGCTACAACTGGCAATGTGAATATAGCGCTAGTTTTTGCCGAGGACGTTGTAGACCCATCGACAACTAGCACTAAAAGCGCCTTCATTTATGATGGCCGAAGAACTCTAAATAGCACAACAGCTGGGTCTGGTGGTTATTTTCTTGAAAGCAACAACGCAATTAACATAAATGCCACAAGCAACTATAACTTAAATGGATCAACATCTACAAACACAGGATGGCGCACCGCGCTGGCTGGTGATACATATTCGTTTGACTCAGGCACGCAAGCTGATGGAGTGATAGCTGTTGGCGCGAGATATAGTCAAACAGAGAGCTTTCCGCTGCTGGCGTTGCGCTCAATTATCATTACAGACAATAACGGTACGCATACCGTTGATATGTCATCCAGCGGCGGAACAGCTAATACGTTCACGTCTACAGATGGCGTTGTAACACTAACGCTGTTTGGCTTTACTGGCACGAGTCACTGGGTTTTCTACAGCAGCGGCAGTACAGCATTCACTGGAACAATAGGTAAGACAACACTCACACCGACAACACAATCTTTATCTATTAATACTGGACTGGTATTATCTTCTGGATTATCCACGTTAACTCCTAGTAATAAACAATTAGGTGTTGTCGCTGGTGTGTCTTTAGGCGTTGGTAAGCAAGTTCTAACCTTAAACACTAAACCTGAGTTTGTTCAAGCTGGCGCTGTTGTTACGAACGGTAAACAAGCTTATCCTCTTGCTACTAAACAACTCTCTGTTGTTGTAGGTGCTAATGTTCCATTCATTGCTACAATCAATAAATCTTCATATAGTTTATCTGGTAAGCAATTAGCTATTCAGGCTGGATGGAATAGCAGCATATTAAAAGATAGCCTAAGTGTTCAGAACAAACAAGAGGGTGTCAATGCTGGTGCATTGTTCAATATCAATGAACAACAGCTTACTTTAAGTAAGAAAGGATTATCTCTTGTCACTGGAACATCTATCTCGTTTGTTGGTGAACTAAATAAAGCCGATTTAAACGCAACAGGGAAGCCGCTAAGCGTTGTAGCTGGGACATCAATACCTTTCACTGGGCTAATACAGAAAACCTCTCTAACGCTGTCTGGAAAAGCTTTAACGCACACTAACGGGCACATTCTTGAGATACAGAAACAATCTCTCAATCTTGTCAATAAACAACTCTCTGTTGGCGAAACAATCTATCCAATCATCCCAATAGAACGTTTATTTACCATCAAAGACGGAGATAGGGTGTACCTAATGAAACAAACAACAACAATTTATATTATGAAAAACAATTAAGGATTTAAAATGGCTGTAGGTAATTTTACATTAGTCAACACAGGTAAAGAAGCATTACTAACAGATAATGCTAATCAAATCAACTGGGCTTCAGATACAATCGTAGCTGTATTGTTAGGTAGTGGATATACTCCTGCTGCTACTCATTCGACGTGGGCGGATGTGTCTGCACAGCATGTTACGGGTACTAACTATGCTCCTGTTGCATTAGCTAACAAAACCTCTGTGAATACATCGGGTACAATCTTATGGGATTGTGATGATATTAACTTTGGTTCTAACGTTACAGTAACTGGTAAATATGTTGCTATCTTTAAACGTGCTGGTGGTGCTTTAACTAGTACAGATCAGTACATCGGTTACTGTGATCTAGATAACTCATCTGGTTCAGCTACAGTGTCTTCTACTAACTCAACATTCCAAGTTAACACAACAAACGGTTTGTTTAGCGTTTAATGAGGTGATGTATGTTCTACATTACAAAAGACATTAGCGAAACTCTGGATTACGTATTTGTCCGTAATGTAGATGATAATATCGTCAATGTCACATATACGCAAGATAGCCTTGGTGGATTGACAGTGAATAGCTGCACTGTAAACACAAATGTCATTACAGATTCTAATGGTGTTGAATATGCTGCTGGAAGATGTATTGTATTGTGGGTTAGTGGTGGAGTGGTCGGTCAGAAAGAAACTGTGACAATGACATACACTACGGTAGGCGGCAGGATCAGAGATGAAGCTGTTGTATTTACAATGGTGCAAGACAATTAGTGTATAAACAAAGAAGCCAGCGTAATGCTGGCTTTTTCATTTCTGGAGCCTATAGATTTATTCGGCTCCTTGGCGTACGCTGGCAGCATATTGCCTAGCCCTAAGTTCAGCGTACTCTTTATCTATTTCATCTGGATCACCTAACACATATAGCTGCCCTTGCAGGAAACCTTTACGACCAGCCTCAGCGCAGATTTCGGCAAGATGTTGTTGTGCCTGTTTTCTTTTCGGTGAAACATAGCCGTTTGGATCATGCTTGTTAAACCAAGCTTCAGCATCAACTACATAACAGAGCAATTCTTTATTTTGAGCCGACAACGCATCGCGCTCAGCTTTCAATTGGTCTCGTTCCATGCGTGTTTCGTCAAGCTCCATAATCAGTTGATTTTGTGCGTCGTATTGGTTTTGCATCATTGATTCCATATATTCCATCTTACATTCCACCTTGACGTGCATCGGCGGCTTTCTTTTCAAGCCAATCACTGACATTGTAAGCACAATCTTTGCCGCCATATGGTCGAATCAGGTCGTATAATTCATCAGTATTTATACTATCAATTGCGTCAGCTCGTCCTTCACGTAAACCTAGGGCGTATGCTTCGTCAATAGCTTTACGTATGGTCTCAACAACAGCATCACTCATGTTAACACCTAAATTGTGAAGCTGTGTCACGGTAATAGTTTTCAACATTCCTTCTGCACTCATTGCATCCCCTCCAAACTTAATTGCTGTTCTAATGTTTCATCAAAGTGTTCATTATAATATGCTATTGCACATTCTCCATCAAGACTACTTAACACTTTATGTTCTTTCGTAGAAAACTGTGTAACAACACTCCGCATCACTTGACCTAAACGTTGCGTACCTACGCCATTGGCGTATACCCTCCAAACACGTTTCATCATTTCTTCTTTAGATGTCATAAGACATTCCCTCCTTCGTTTCAATGAATACAAATATACAGATGTTCTATTGTGTTGTCAATGTTTATTTTAAATATTTTAGGCAAGAAAAAGCTTTTCTTTGAAAAAGAAAAGCCCTCACGAGGAGGGCTGACAGTTGCTGAAGTTGAGTGTTGCTTGTTCCCCATATAGTTCCCTCGCTTTACTATCTCTCGCTCCAGCAGCTTCTTCGGGAGTGTCAAAGTAGCCTAGATGGTGCTTCACTCCATATCTAGTTATATAGGCTTGATATTTACCTGTTGCTTTATAGTAATGGACACCTGCATACTCAGTAGAATGATCGATACTGCGATTGTGCATTTGTATGTCCTGCTTAACCCACCTACAGTTTTCTTTACTATACCCCTTTGTGCCGTCAATTCTATCTAGTGTATGACCTTCAGGTCTTTCTCCCATGTCTTGTAGGAAATTTGAAAAGTCGTTCCACAAAGGGTCATAGCCCACTTTAGTGTAATCCGCGTAACTTTTATGATTCGGGTTACTACACCTAAACTTCATAGACTCCCATACGCAATAAGTTGGCGTATCTGACATCCCGTGGGTGGTTAATCTTTCCAGATTCAAGCAACCACATGATTTCGTATTACCTTTCCTCAGGTTATCCACGTTTATTACACATACGTTTCCACAATCACACAAGCACTTCCAACGTACAATATATCTACCTTTTGGGGAAATATACGGAGTGTCTTTTTCTAAGACAACTAATCTTCCGTATCTCTCACCTGACCTGTCAATTAATTTTCCCAAATCACACCTCAAAAGATAAGTCTAGATTATCAGTATCGTCCACAATATTACCAACATTGTAATCACTTAACTGAACTTCTTGTGCCGCCACTTGAATTACACCTGACTTCAGATACTTGTTCATATAAGGTAATGGGTTTTTATCGACAAAACTAATACCTTCTTTTAACGACAAGCCAAAACTCTTATATAACGGCGTTGCCATATATACAACAAACTCTCGTAATAGCACAGGACTAAGACCTACCACTCTCCGACCTTCGCTAAATAAATGTTCTGTCCACTTAAATTCCTGTTGGATTACTTCATCCATAATAGTGTTAATTTCTGGCTTAATCTCAACAAACACATCATACCATTCGGGGTCTTTCAGTAAGTTTTTAATTACTGTGTAATCCATTTTAGCGTGAAGAAGCTCATCAAAACAGATTAAACCTACCAATCCAGAGATCCCTTGAAACACCCCAGTCTCTACTATAGCAAAAGTAACAGCAAATGACGACATGAAGTTTATACCTTCAAAGGCCATTAAAGCAAACATCACTTTTAATAGAGCTTTCATCTTATCTTTACGTGAACTATCTTTGGTCAGTTTAGACAAGGAACTAAATGCTTCACCGATCACTTGAGAACGTTTAATTACTTCAACACTAGCATAAGTCTTTTCCAATAACTCATTAGCATTAGGAATTGTCTGTTTAACAATATGCGCGTATGTTCGACTGTGTATAATCTCAAAAAAGCTTTGGATAGTCACCATTGCTTCAAATTCACTATTGGTGATATGAGGTAACAACAGTTCGCTTAACGATTTAGCAGCAATACTGTCTGCTGTGTATTGCCACATGATAGTCTCAACCATCAACGCTGTGGTTTCTTTAGGTAGCTTCAGCATATCCATTTTATCTTGAGTTAAGTCATACTCGAACTCACTCCAGCGCTGACCAAATTGCTGTTGGTATAGCTCCTCGATGTCTGGATAGACGACATTAACTGAGTCATACAATCCTAACTTATCGCCTAAGAACAGTGGGTACTTACCTGTGACATACCCTTTATTGTTTGAGTTAAATACTTCTAACATACATTTTTCTCCAAATAAAAAGGGAGCATGAAGCTCCCTGATAAATTAATGATTAGAGCTTACAAGACTCGCAACCTTCGGCAGCATCTTCTATGTTAGAATGCAGAGTAGTAGCGCGTTTAGGTTTCGTATTCACGTAATACCAAGTTTTGTTTCCTAACTTAAAGTGGGTAACAAATTCCTTCATCAATACTGACATTGGAACCTTGCCGTCTACGTAGTTCTCTGGGTTACGGAACATATCGCAACTGATAGCTTGGTCTGTGAAGTCCTGTAGTTCGCTATAATACTTTGACATAACTGTGTTGTCAATATCCCAAGCTGTTAAATGTTTACCTTCAATAAACTCTTTACAGATGAACTGAACAACACCTTTGCGTGCCTTCTTATAAACGATCTTCTCTCTAGGGCTATACACCGAGTTAGGAACACCGCTTAACAAGGATGAAGATTCTGTTGGCATATGAGCAACCAACACAGAATGCTTACGCGGCTTACCTCTCAACTGCTCCCAGTCAAAGTAAGTATTTTTCTTACTTGCTGTGTCAATAGGGAGCCAGTTTACATCCACGCCTGAAACGCTGAATCCTGAAGCCGCAGACAACTTTTGAGAAGCTTTCAGTAGGTAGTAATAGTGTCGCTCAGCTAAATATCTAACACGCTCTAAAGACTCAGTAGACCCATTATAATCTAAGTTGTTATTGTATAAATCTACAGCTAATCCTAAAATACCTACACCTATTGAACGTCTAGCCAAAATGTCAGCTTTCATTGAGTCTGTCATCATTGGTGCATTCTCAATCATTGTATCAATAGCTTCAACTACTAATTCAGCAATCGCTTCATATTCCTCGTCAGATACAGCAGCTACGTTAATTCCAGATAACGAACAAAATGCAGTTTCCCCTGTGGCTTTCGCTGAATATAGTTCTTTCATATTCTTATACCCTTTCGTGGGTAACTGCACCTCCATACAGAGATTGCTTTGTCGAATTACATCTGTAAAAGGCGTATGAGTGTTGGCTCTACTAACGTTAATAGCATAGAACCTACCCGTCTCTTGACGAATAGTAAGGAACGCCTTTAACATATCACGAGCTTTCATAACCTTGTGTGTAACACCAGATTTCACTAGCTTACTAACCGCAACATTGTAAGTGTCTACATCAACTGTATAGAACATATCGTAAAGTTTAGGCGCATCAGTTAAGCTGAATAAATACCAATCAGTATCTTTCACCACAGCGTCTAAGAACGCATCATTGAACGCAAAAGAGTAATCTAGTTTATCAATCCTAGTTTCAAAATCTGTCAATTGAGATTTCCAATTGAACACGTCCATAACTTCAGGGTTGATACACTGTATAGTCACTGTAGCGTTACCTCCACGAGTGATCTGCGTCAGTGCCTTCACTTCAGCATTGAGAGCCTTGTAAATAGGGTGTAGTCCTAAGTGGTCAACTCTACCACCTTTGACACTATCACCTTTAGTTCGTAAAGTATACTCAATACCGATACCGGCCTTCTTAGCCGTCATGCGGTACGCAATGTGATTTGCTACGCCAATAGATTCTGTTGAGTCACCGCTACTAATCACACAACAACTGATCGTGTCCCAGTCGCCATTACGTAACCCATTCAATGCCGGAGTTGGAAGGTTAATCTTACCTGTGACCAAAGCCTTCATAAATTCAAATGCTTTAGGTGTGTCACCAAATAAAGCCAGTGCAATACCGAAGTAAGCTAAGTGTGGTGTTTCGATAACAATACCTTTAACTTTACAAGCATATTTGTCAGCAAACTGCTTAACTTGCCAAAACTCCAAGCGAGTCTTTTTAATCTCCGTATACCAATCTTCCCAAATCTCATTGTATGGAGGAATGTAGTCACTATCCCATACCTCAAAATCTTCGTAAGCTTGGATAATGTCTTTCAGACTGGCACGATCATCCAAACCTAATACGTATTGCATATTCTTACGGATTGTTGCAAACTCTAAACGACTAGCAACACGGCTATACTCCAGTGTTTCTTTGTCAATACAGACATCAATCATTGTCTGGTGAATATCGATAGTAGAAATGTTGTCAGTCAATCGTTTATATGTTTCAAATGCAATATCTGACCAATTACCACCAACATCTGTCGCGTATTCCGCCCAGCGATTAAACTTGTCTACATCGAAAGGAACAACGTCCCCGTTGCGCTTAGTAACAAAACTAATCATACTGTCACAACCTTACCATCTAACATTAGGACTGGAACAGAACGGAAGCCTTGTTCCTTCAAGAAAGTTAAAGCTTCTGGTGTATCCTCTAATTTGATTTCTGTGTATGGGATGCTTTGATAGTTTAGTTTATTTTTCAATGTTACGCAATTAGGGCAGACATTCTTACTGAATACTACATAACCTTCAGGGACTACAAAACTCATGTTTACTCCTTCTTCTCTAATAATTCAATCACTTCATTCAACTTGTCGCCGAATAAATACTGCTGTGTGATACGGAAACCTTGTTTCTTCCACGTAGGATCTTGTCGCATATAGCCAGTGAAGATGTTACCACCTTTCTGTACTTGTCCAGTGAGGGGACTTCTAAAAGAAGCATCCCCTAAACTAGATTCTGAATACGGACGGTTAATATCCATCCCCATTAGAAAAAGCACAGCACGTAATATGCTATCATCATCTATGCTACAGTAACCTTGCTTACATAATTCTGTTTGAGCAATATCAGCCATTGATACAACGTAATCTGGGTCATACCAAGTTTTATCAATTACAGGTAAATCATCTAATTTCATTTTGTGTTCTCCAAGAATGTATACTCAATACCATACTCCAAAGCCTTACGATATTGAAAGAATACGTCACTGTGAAAGTTACCACTTAGTTCTTTATCTACATTCTCAATCTTCGCCACATGTTCTGTTGGAGAATAGTGTGGTGGATCGTCTGGATACGCCCCGTTAATAGGTAAGTTCAACATGTCGTACACTTTCAAAGCTTTTTCTAAACTGTCATCCAAACGACGATAGCTCACTTGAGCTGCACAGCTACAAGACACCTTCACCTTAGCCGCAATCAAATCCCGCTTTAAACCAAACTCCGAAGGTGGGAAATCCGAATGATTCACATAAGGTAAATGATACTCGCCATACTTCAGTTTGTTTGGCGTGCTTTGCAATAGAGCCTCTCGCATACGTTCTGCCAATACTCGAATCTCCGCTTGAGCATCAGGGTGGCAACGTAATTTAAAGAAAGCATCAAAAGCTTTGCGTGTTCCAGTGACGACTGCTTTAGTCTTCATCCAAGGCTCTAGTAAGCGGTTTACCACTTCTTTAGAGTACCCATTATACTCAAAACTACTAGCAACTTGTGCCATCAATAAGGCTGCAACTTTCCAAGCTCCCTCTCGTGTGTATTCACCTTCGTACTGACCACCAATACTATGTATGTATACGGGATTGTTGCACTCAATCTCAGCGACCATTCCGCGCTGGTTTTTACCCCAATGGATCGGCATTGCTGGATCATTTGACACTTGCTCAATCATCTTAGAGATCGGAATTGCTCTTGAGCTTTGCACGTTCTTGCTTAAACCTCGATGAGTATTCAACTGACTCAAAATGAAACGATGTAGTTCTAATTCAAATGTGATTAATTCTTCACCACTAGGTGCTTGACTGTGTGCAACAATTTTTGCTGATGGAAAATCCAAAATACTACTCCTTAATTTCAGTAAATACAACACCGTCTAAACTCAGCTTACGTCTGTATCGTTTGTAAAGCAAGCTTAGCATCTGGACATTCCGGTTGTCAACACTAACCGCTTTAATTGTTCCACGGAATATACTGTGATTGCGGTGTGTGTATTCAAATTTCCATGTTGTCACTACTTGTTCATTCATACAAAATGCTCCAGATTAGGTGGTGAATATGTATCAGGTTTTGCAATCTTACCTTTCTCATTAAACACAGGTTTGCCATCAACAAACTTACTAAAGTTGCTACGGTTTACTTCTTGCATGGCTGACATAATGTCCATACCGAACATGTGTGCTACGCCTACGGCAGTTACAATAGTATCACAGAGTCCATCTAAAATAGCAATCTTAGTGCTTTCATCAAAATCAACATACTCCGTACCATCTTTGAAAGCATCAGCAACTCCACTCAACATTGAAGCTGTTAGGGTATAACCCATAGCAGTCAGAACCTCAGATGTTTCTTCAAGGTAACAACCAATCTGGACAGATTTATTTGTATCTGTCGGATTAGGAACAGCCAACTCAAACCAATTTAATGTTTTCTCTAACTCGCTCATATTCTCTCCTTTCCTCTTTAATCGTCTATCTAATCTATTTATGACATAAGACATTGTTACTTTCATTAACGGATACGTTTGGTGACGTAATACTTATTAGGTTCGTTTGAGTGTTGACCGTCTATTGTGAACCCATAAGCATAACGATCAAAGAAAATGAAATCATTATCTATATCTTCAATGATGGTTTCACAACCTTCGTTCGTAACGAACACAGCATGTTCATATTTAGCTTGATCCCAATCTTCTAAAGTCATTTGAGAGATTGGTTTGAACTCTTTAGGGAGGCAACCTACAGGTTGCGCTTCCAACTCAGCAATCCGTTTATTAGCATCCACTAACAACGATTCTAACAATTCAATACGATCAAACATATCATCGTATGTCGATTGTGTCATATCTTTAGATGATAAATTATGTTTAAAAGGTTCCAGATGTTCCCACTGAAATACATGATCTTTAAAACCATAACCTAACGGATCATCGTTCTTAATCTCACCATCGACAATATCGAACCAAGGACGGTCAGAATTATCATCTTCAGACAACTTAACAACTCCTCCTTTAGATAGTAGACGTTCATCGTCAACAGCAACAACAAACAAGTCGCCAACTTTATAGTCTGTGGACAAACTACCATCTGCTAATTTATAAGACATTTCTCTCTCCTCAATTAAGACATTCTACGCTGCATGGACGATTATTTTACCGATACACACGTAGAATGTCAACACCTATTTACTTACTAATTTGACGTAGAAGCTTCTTACGTTCTTCTGTTGTCGTACTGGACTGACCTGAACGTTTTACAGTTCCACAATCTTTGCAGCGATACGCATCAAATACACTAAGATTAGTATAAGCCTTTCCTTCCAAGAGTTCAAGATGTTTTCCACCACAAATAGGACAACGTACTTCTTCGCTATCACCAAAGTACAAAGCAACATTCGGATGATTTGGAATAAATGCTCTAATTTTGAGATATAGTTCACGTAGAGTTGGAATGTCACCAACGTTATACGTTTTCATACTTTCAAAAGCTTCTCGCTCACCTTCCATGCAACGAATCCATAAGCTAATACCTTCATTGTGCAGTTTGTTGTGCGGCAGGTTAAAATACTTTGTAGTATAACCTAAACTGTTACTCGGTAAAGACATTGCCTTCTTCATACCTTTCAATGTATCGACCACACGGTAAGGGCTAGGTTCGGGTAAGTTGTGATACGCACAGCGTTGATTAAACCAACCAACATCAAATGGTGCATTTTGTGCGACAACAATATCAGCCTTATCTACCAGATTCCACAGACGAAGGATCAACTCAAAATCATCACGCCAATCTTCTTCAAACCCTTCAAAGTCGTCCAGACCATAGCACTCCACAACATCAGGAGAATCATGTAGCCAGTTAGCAGCATAAGTCAGAACGTAAGGGAATTGAATTACGTGGTCTGGTGAACTGAAGTGCTTGAACATACTGAAAGCTGCAACTATGGATGCACTAACTTCCAAGTCTAAGAATAGCACTTTAGCTCCAATTTCTTCTTCAGTAATGTTTGCGCTACTAAAATAACCACGCAAATAATCACTGCACGTAGATTTAGGAACATTCAGCTTAACAGCAATCTTTCTCCATGAAATACCTTGCTTAGCTAATTCAACAGCACTCTCTTTCCAATTACTCATATCATCTCCTCTAATTAACGATCAATATTTTCTAATTCTTGCTGAAGCTCTCGAATTGTTTGTCGTAATGCTTCATTCTCATCACGCAAATCACCAAGCTCCATATTGTGTTCTGTCTCCAGTTCACTACGTTCTCGCTCTACAGCTTCATTGATCAATGATTGAATAGCTGCTGATACATCACCAATATCTCGAATAACCTCGTAAATCATTAACCACCTCGCACTCGATGAAACACATCTTCTAAATCTAAGTCTTCAGCTTCCAGCATTAAGATAATATCTTCTTGGTGTTCTACAAGCAGATCATAAATATCTGCTGGGTCACTTCCTGTGAATTCACAAATAGAATACAAGAATTGTTCAGCAGCTTGTTCTGCTTTCAATCGTGTTTCGTATTGTTCCTTAGCTTCTAAGAACTGACCAACATTGAACAACTCTCCTTTTAGTTCAGGGTAGAGTTTGTATAGTGTTCCAGTTTCTAATAGCTCAATGAAGTCATCTCCACTAAGGGCTAATAGCCGTTTAGATAATGCTAAATTTGTCAAATCTTATTCTCCTTCAAATACTCAATGATTTGTTCTCTACGTTTCGCTGCATTGCTGGCAGCGACGATTCCTTTTGACTTAAGAAATTCACGATCCTTCTTTGCCTTACAGATTTCAAGTGCTTGTTTTTGAAGCATCGCTTCTTCATAAGATATTCCTTGTTTCTCAGCCATAGCCAGTGCATTGTTACAACCCTTACACACTAAACGTAAATCATCCTCTGTTACAAACATCAAGCGCTCTACAAAGCCTTGAATGTCCTCCTTACGCTGGAGCTTCCCTGCTGCCTTAATGTGGTCTACTTGTCCTTCACTAATAACAAAATCATTGTGACACATCTCACAAGTGAAACCCCACACCGTAGCTTTCTTCCCATTAGGGTTCGGGTTGGCGATTTGCTTACGTTTCTTGTTTACTACAGAAATACGTAGTGGGTGCTTTTGCCAGCCTAACCTAAAACATCCACGAAGAAAGGTCATAAAAGCTGTAGAGTTTTTCCATATTTTACTACCTAACTCACTTTCCCAAGGGTTCACTCGATCACTCCTAATCGCTTCAATGTTACAGATATATCATAACACCCAGCTTCATTGTAGTCACGCAGCATATATAACAACAAAGCATTTTCCTTTAACATATCCAACCATGTTCGCTTGCTTACCTCTCCTCGGTGAGATGTAAAATCAAATTCATCTTCACCGTAATACGTTCTGTAAGCTTCTACAACACGAGAATACATTTCCTTTGGTGTTTTACAGTCCTCAAGAATTTGAAGCGCTGTAGCTTTCCCTACACCCCTTGGTTTGGCTAATCCGTATTTAGCACAGAAATCAGGATGCAGATTCGGCAATCCAGTGATATTATCTGTTGATAAATCTCCACTGAGGATCTGAGCAGCAAAGGCTCTCGCACAATCTTCAATACTTGGTGTGCTGATCCCTTCTTCCACTTTATCGTAATTAAAAGACGGGCAAGGAGTCATGCGTAAATCCTTATCCACAAATCCAATCACGTATTTGTGTTTACCCGTTTTTAGGAAATGACGATAAGATTCCCACCCTTTGATAGAGATTTCATCATCTGTTTCTAATCCATCTTTAGCAATAAGGATCTTATTCTTGTATTTCTGAATGAACGCTTCACGTAATTCTAAGAATAAGATTGGCTTAGCTTTACGCTCACCCTTATAAGGAATAATATGTGCCGCATCATAACGGAAGTTGGGCAACAATCCACCAATTCCCAAAACATAGTCCTTAGCTTTAGATGCTTTCTTAATATCCCCAACTTTGTAATCAATCTGACTAAGACCGTATTCAATAATCGACATGTTAGGTTCTGGACTCTCTTTCACTCTTGCTGCTGTTTCAATCGTGTAATCAGAAGCAGAGATAGGTGGTAATCCTTTTTCAGCTCGTTGAGCATTTTGCTCACCAATATATCCACCATCTTTGGCTTTACCTCGACCATAGAAGGCTGTTACGTTCTTAAACTCTTTCTTCTGACCACGTTTATTCGTCACTATGATGTAATCTTCCTGAAGCATCTTAGCTGAACGAAATAGAACAGTATCGAAGTCAACATAACACGTTTCATACTCATATTCAAGGTCTGGTGTGTTTCGTGTATTGAATGCCATCACACTCTCTCCAACTTCTTCAACAATGATTTACCTTCAAAGCTCACTTCAGCTAAGATACGTTTCAGACGTTTATTCTCAGCTTGCTCTGCTTCTAGTCGTTGTGTTAATTGATGCACTTTATTAGATAAATGCAATAAATGTTTATCTTGTTCACTCATATCCCCCTCCTTACCAAACGTGTTTAAAGCTATCTAATTTGGTGTCTACACCAATACCTACTATTTCTTCCAGAAGGATTTGCGCATGAGCTACAGCACTGTGCCACTCACTATTAGGATTTTCTATATCCTCAAACGTAGCTGCTGGGATAGCTACACCAATATCCCAATGTTTAACATCTGCGTCATACCAAGGACTAGCGTATTCCAAACCAAGATTGTCGAGAGCATCGTAGAAATCGCCATCATAATGCTCATCTGCTAACTCTTGAACTACTACGTGTAATTCTTTCTGATATGTTGGAACCAACATTAGTTTACTATCAATATCAATACCCATATTTCTCTCCTCCACAAAACAAAAAAGCTGGCGAACATTTCTGCTCCCAGCTTATGTAATATCCTATTTGTTTAACTTGCTAAGGATCTCTACGCTGGTAAGATTATCCTCAACTTCAGACAATTTCTGTTTAGCTTTGTCTAATAGCTTCTGACCTTCATAACGAGCTTTCAATAAATCCTTAAATGCTTTAGCTTTGATTACATCTTCATCTTGTAATGTGCTTGCTAGATCCTCTACGTCAGAGAGTAGCATATCCACTTCGTTCAGGATGTTTACACCGCGCTCGATGTCAGCAGCAATACGTTTACGTTTCTCAATATCTTGTGGCAACATTATTTATTCTCCTATTAAATTTAAAATGGGCTGCATTACACAGCCCTAACACATTATACAGCGTAAGCTAACTTACCAGATGCAAACCGATTGAATGGTACATCATCATCAAAGTCAACAGGTGGTTCATTACCGCTTACAGCAACGTCAGGAGCCTTTGGAGCTTCTTTCGCTTTAGCCTGTGGCTTTGCATTACCTTGAGCTTTTGAAGGCTCTGATGGCTCGCTAGGTGCGTTATTTTGCGTATTTGCTCGGCTATTCGGGAATAGCTTTAACAAT